TGATATCCCGGATCTTGCGCAGGCGCGAGATGAATTCATCGTCATTCGGCGCTGCAAGGACGCCGGCATCTACCGCCGATTGGATCACCTTCCGGTAAATGGCGGAGAACCAATGCTCAAAGAAAATCTGCCAGTATTGGATTGCCTTTACCATCGGGCTTTCGGCGATCAGGCTGGAAGCGTAATTTGCATTAGAGGCATCGCCAAAGACGTATTCCGGAAGGTTCATCCCGGCGGCCATCGAGGTCTTGATGTTGCGCCCATCCTCCTTGGCGTCGGCGGCATTCAGGTTCGGGGAAAGCATCTCATAGCTCACCCCTGGCCCGGCCGTCAGGATGGTGCCGCCGCGTATGTTCTTTTTCCTGGATTCGGTTGCCGGAGTAGAGGCCGCCGGAAGGGTCGCCGCCAGGCTGGACAGTTCGCTGGGGGTTGCCGCTTCGACCTTGCGCACCAGGACGATCGCGGAGCGGATCTTGTTGAGGATGATGCGGTTTTCAAGCCACTGGTCGTAGTGCTTGATCAGTTTCATGATCGGCAACAACTGCGTTTCCCCGCGCTTCTGATCGCTGTCCACGTTGAGCTTGATATGGACGACGTTCTCGGCCGACACCTGGCGGAATTCATTCTCGTTTTCGCGCTTCCGGACGGTGTAGCTAAGGACCTTTTCGACATCCTCCGGATCCGTGTTGACGCCGTTATTCAGGGTTTGCGAAATCGGCGCCAGTTTCGAGTCCTCGGCGCGGACCATCAGCGGATCGATGAATCGAATGGTCGTCTTGCCGGTTTTATTGCCCTGCTCATCCTGGTCGAAGAACTCCATGAATAGCTCGCCATCCCGAAGGGACCGCAGCGGGATCTCGAATTGACGGAGGGCCATGCGGTTGCGTGGCGAGGTCCAGAATTCCTGCCAGATATACCAGACCTCGGGGTCTTTGCTTTTGGGCGTAATCGTCAGACCGCGTCCCATGATGTAGTGAACCATGGTCCCCAGGGCGGCGCGGCCGTTTGGATCGGTCGCATAGAATTGCCGGGCCTTCCGGATCATTTCCAACTGGTCGGATTGGGAAAGCCCTTTTTCGCGGTCATTTACGGAGAAAAGCCTGTGCCATCCGTCGCGGTCCGGGCGGTCGACTACAATGTTGCTGGCCTCGGAAATAATCCTGGCCTCCGCTGCCGCTCGCGAGCGCTCGACTTCCATCGAGGACACCGCCCGCTCATAAACGGCCTTGATCAACCGGATCATTCGGAGAATCCCCCCGCTTCGTCGTCGTCGTCCATGCCCCCGATCAGGGCAGGTTCGCCATCCTCCTGGTCGGCGGCGGGGTACCTTGTTTGCAGCAGGTAGATCAGCCCCTGGGTCGTGGTGTCCACCTGGTCATTAATCTCACTGTCGACGCCCCTGAACTTGGAGCATTCCTCCACGTACCCATCGACCCACGCCTGTCCGGTTTCCTCATCCGCCGGGCAGATGGATGGATGCGGAAGCCAGACGTTGCCGGCCGCCAGCACCGGGGTCACGGCGGCCGCCCGGGCGAGCTTCGACCCATGCGGCAGAATCGGCACCAGACCCGGCACGGATTTTGCCAGCATCGACATGACGGCGGGCCCGTTGGCCTTGTCCTCGACGAGATGGCCTGAAAGCCGCGAGTACAGTTTTTTCGCCTCCGTCGCCAGCCATTCGAACGATTCCACCGTTTCCACAAATCCCATCCGCCGCCGGATCCGGCAAGGAAAGATGTAAAAATCAGACCCTCTCCGTCCCATGACCAGGCCGCACACATAGGACCCGGATTTGGTCGTTTTGAACGTCATATCCCATGAGGTGACCGCTACGTCGAAGGCGTTGGGAAGGCGCATGTAATAGCGCCAGTATTGACGTTTCAGGATGGAGGTTTTCTCGTCCATCCTTTCGTTCTGCAGCTCCCGGGCTCCGATCAGGGGTCCCATCAGGGCCATTTCCTTTTGAACGCCTTCAAAGGTGTTCAGCTCGGGCCATAAAACGCGCCGCTCTTCCATATTCTCGATCGCGCGGAAGGTCGCGCTCACGACGCCCGGCTTTTTCTTCAACTCCTCCAAAATGTCGTAATTGTTGATCGCCGTCCCCTGCACGTGAATGCAGTTCCGCCTCGATTTGGCGCGGGCCGGATAGAGCGATCCCCAAAACCATTTGTTTTTTTTCTGCGTCCCGTCCGGATTGTAAATGTCGTCCTCGTCGTAAAGATCATCGACGATGATGTAATCCGGTCTCCGGTTCCGGTAATTCAGACCCCGGATTGACTGGCCGGCGCCCAGCGCTGTGAACACCACGCCGTTTTTCAGCACGAATTTCTGATCCGTCCAGCGTTCATAGTTCATCTGGTCGCCGTATAGCTCCCTGAGCTCCTCGTTTTGTTCGATCTCAATCTTGATCGATCGGTTCACGTCCATCGCCTTTTCCAACGTCGCCTGCACGTTGAGGTAGTATCGGAACATGGACGGCTCGTTCAGCGCCTGATAAATCGGGATCAGGAAACACTTGATCGTCGTCTTGGCGTGGTTCCGTGGCGCTTCGCTATTGGTAAAGGCCAGGTGCCGGATCCGGATGAAATGGCCATGCAGTGTCGCGCAGAATGGCAGGCTGAATTTCTCCGGAAACAGCGCCTTCCCCCACAGCAGGATGTCCCCCTCCTGGGCCGCACGCCTGGCGGCCTCGATGCGCATTTGCCGGCCTATTTCAAAGAGCCGTAAATCCTCGTCCTGCTCAGCCGCCGGCGTGGCCGTTGCCATGGGCGTATCCTTCGATGGCGCGGCGCAGCTCGGCGGTTGTGATGGCCGTAAAATCGATCGGCGGCATTTTCGGGAATAGCGCCCGGCCATCCCGGCCGCTCACTTCGTGCATTTCCTTGAACATGCCCAGATGCTTCCCCAGGAGTTCCCACAGCTTCACGCGGTCCACCAGGCGGACCTTTTTGAGATCCCCCTGGCGATCATCGACTTCGATCCCGGCGATGGCTTTGGCCACAGGATCCGGGATCTCATGGATGGGCTTGAGCGTGCCGTCCGCATTGAATGCTTCGCGGATATCGGCGGTCGCCATGGTGAACAATGCCTTGCGCACCAGTTCCACGGTAATTTCGGCCTCGCGTTCGATCCTGCGCATCCGGGCCTCGATTTCCTCGGCGATGCCAGCGGTTGCCAGCAGGCGCGGCCCGTTCACGTTCGCGTTTTTCTTCGAATACCCCGCGCGAATGGCGGCTTGGGAGGCATTTTGATCCTTCAGGTATTCGGCCACGAAGCGGCGATGTTTGAGGGTCAGGGCGGACATGGCATCAAAGGGGGCGGCGGATCCCGCCCGTGCCATCGCATGCGCAAGCCGGTCGCGCGATATGGGCACCGGACAGATCCGCCGCGTCTCGAGAAGTGCGATCCGCCTGCAGAGCGGCCGCATCATTACACTGTGTTTTGAACATTCGATTGGCGACGGCCAGATGAACGGCGGAGAGGGTGGCGGGCCAGTCCGGCGGCGCGACGTGTGGGCGGATTGCCTGCAGGAAAAAGTCCGCATGCATTCGCAGGTGTTCGCTATCCGTCGAATGGAATTCTGATTTTGCGACGAGGAAGGCGCGGCGGAAGACGGGATCGGCGCGTCGCCAATCGTGAATCGCATCCCGGGAAATGCGCGAGGCCCTTGCGGCGGCACCGATTCTGCCGATGCGCGCGAAGGCCCTCAAGAATGTCCCCTTGCGATGTGCGCGTGATGCTGTTCTAAATGCTGCCATTCGCCCAAAAGTCTATGGCGAATGGGATGTTTTCACCTAGCGGGTTTTGGTCACAATTGCGCCTCGCGGAATGGAATTTTTTCCGAAATGCTTGAATGGGCGGGATACCGCAGGGGATGCGTTTCGATAAAGGTTCGCTTCACCTCCACATGCCGCTGGGTCATCATTTTGACCGCAGACCATGAGACGTTCAACTGATAGGCGATCTCTTTCGGCGATTTACCGGCGCGTAACATCAGAATAGTACGGTCAACCGTCGCCTTGGTTCCTTCGCGCAGAAAAAACCCCTCCCCTCTGTCACGAATCAGTGCAATTTTGCCATTCTTTTATATATCCGACAAACGATCCTCTTTGCTATGCTTTCTTTGATGTTAGCAACCCCGTCCAGCAGCCCCTCCTGATGGCCCCCCGGCGGGTGGCCATCTATGCGCGGGTCAGCACCGATCATCAGACCATCCAGGCGCAGCTGCATGATCTCCGCGAGTACTGCCGGCGCAAGGGATGGACGCAGGTCCAGGAATTCGCCGATGAGGATGTATCTGGCGCCGCGGTAAGCCGCGAGCATCTGGATGCCATGATGGCGATGGTCCGCCGCGGGCGGTTCGATGCGGTCCTGGTTTGGAAGTACGACCGCTATGCCAGGAGCGCCATGCAGCTCATCATGGCGCTTGATGAGCTCAAGGGATTGGAGGTCGATTTTGTGTCTGTGATGGATAATATTGACACCACGACGCCTCTCGGCCGGTTCATGTTCCAGATCAATGCCGGTTATGCCGAGCTGGAGCGGTCCAACATCAATGAGCGGGTACGCATGGGCGTGCGCTATGCGCTTGAGAAGGGCGTCAAATTTGGACGCGCGGCTTGGACCAGCCGGCCGGGATATCTTTCGGAAGATCAGATCGCTCGGGTGCGAGAACTCGCGGCATCCGGTTTTTCACAGCGGGAGATCGCGCGCAACGCCGGGCTTGGCAAGGGGACGGTCTGGCGAATCCTCAATAATGCGCCCCACAAAGGGGATCAAAATGTGGCCATGGACCTCGTCGATCGGGATGTGGCGGTTTAGCGGACCCATAAACAGGTGTTTATGGGGCAACTTGGCTTCCCTATATAGAGCTTCCGTGATCCTCAGATTTTCGTCCACCAAAAAATCAAAACCAATATGACCAGAAAGACCGTCAGCCCCAGGACTGCCTGATCCTGCGTTAGATCCTGAATCACTCATCTTCCTCTATGCTGGAGAGTTCCCGCCAATAGCAAAGTTCTGAATTCCGCAATGGTTCCGCCGTTGCGACCCTGCGCAGGGGTTCGGCTTTAAATTTCTTCATCATCGTGCTTGCCGCCAATCTCAAGACGCGGATCGTATTAAACAACGCCGCCACATCATCAATGTTGTAGATGCCGGCGTAGACGTCTTTTTGAATCCGTTCAATGTCATGAGCTGAAAGAGCGCGGCCATCATTGGGCGCCACGAGAGTCCCCCGGCATGAGATCAAACATCTCCCTGAATGCTGCATCGTTAATGACGACACGAACATCATTGTGCAAATGGCAAAGCCAGCACCCGGCCGGACCGGTCAGCCATCCAGAGGCGGTTTCATACATAAAGGCTTCCGGCATCTGCCTGGCCTCAATCAGACATCCCTGCGGAATCGCTAAGATCGGATGCTGGCAGGATTGCGGCTTGTAATAAGCGCCGCGCAGCGGCTCTCTGAGTTTAACGATCAAAGGCGGGCATTCCCTTGCATCTATGCGTCGCCGGCAAAATCAGCGCCAAAACGAACATGAATACCCATGAGCGCTCAAGCGGGCAACGGGATGCGTACACCGGAACAGTTTAATTGATGTGGAGAATTTGCTGGCTTTTGTTTTTGGTCACAGAGCGCCGATCAGCCGGGCGCGTTCAACCAGATTATCGATCAGGCTTTCGGATTGTTCGGCGATCGTGACTTCAACGCGGGGATTGTTCTTGTCATAGGCAAATTCATGCGCCACCGGAGCGACCCATTTCTGTGAATCGCCAGGGATCCGTCCGGTCAGTACCAGGGCGTCCAAAATAAATTTTGTTCCGGCGGTGATGTTGTCATAGTCGCGCCGGCGATCCTTTTCGACCCATCGGATGCGAATTTGAACGGGTTCCTGGTATCGCGGCAGCTGCGCGTAGCGAACCCATCCAACAACAAGATTCTTGGCTTTGCGCCGCTTGAATGCCTGGGAAAATCGCCAACGGCCAATTTTGAGGGTCCTGTTCAGGCTCGGAAGCCGCCCCGGAATCGTGAACGTCATGCCTCTGCTCCGATCAGTTTCCGGCTGCGCAGCAGCCAGTAGGGCGCCAGGAAATCAAGGCCCGTGTAGCGGCGATGCTGGCTGGTTTCCCCCAGATTGTCATCCACGCTCATCAGATCGCGCTGCGGCATGAAATCCTGATTCCCCATTGCCCAGGGCGGCAGCGGCTGGCTGGCGACCAGTTTTCCTCCCCATTCAAAGAATTGGATCCCATGATGTTTCCAGCGGTGTGTCTCCTGGCTGTTGCGCCGCTCCACCCGCAGCGCCCGGGTTTCAGGATCTATTTCGCGCATGCGCGAAACCGCCAGATCGACCGCCTGCCGCCGGCTCAATCCCTCCGGTTGCTGCGCCGCAGCCAGCGCCAGGATCCACCAATTCGCCGTCTTGCGCTCCAACTGAATAATGCGCGCCAAGCCGCGCAGCGCCTTGGCGCGTCCGTCCCCGTCGCCGCTTCGCTCCATCAGTTCCGCGATCACGTACAAGTTCATCGCCGCGCGGTGCGCCTCGTGCGTTTTCGTCAGCCACAAAAATTTGAATTCCGAAAGATCGATCAGCCGCCCGTAACGCTTCCACAATTCCCGGAAATGTTCCGCCGCGCGGATGGCGACGGTGTTGCCTTTCGGCAAGAGCACCGCCGCCGCCAAGAGCGCCGCCAGGCATAAGGCGGACCGCGTCGGGTCGGTCATGAGTCCGTTGATCAGCTTGCCATGCGTGGTGGGTCGACCATCCGGATTGATCAGGGCATGGTCGTGGAGAATCAATTCCCCGGCCAGGTTCTGGATGCATTCAAGGCCCACCATCCGGGAGCCCATTGAATCGCTGATGGCCGCG